TCACCTCGGCGTATGTGATGCACAGCCTCCTGCTTGACCCCTCAAGGCAATTCCTGGTTGTCTCGGCATCGAAGAACCGTGCCGACGAATTCACCAACTTCTGCAAGAAGCTGATGAATGCTGTTCCCATCTACCAGCACCTCCTTCCCAGAGACAACCAACGGGACTCAGCGATTGCCTTCGATGTTGCCCCGGCACCACCGAGCCACGCCCCGAGCGTCAAGAGCCTCGGCATCACCGGGCAGCTGACGGGTAGCCGTGCAGACGAGGTGATCCTTGATGACGTTGAGGTTGCCAACAACTCCGCCACGGCCACCATGCGGGAACTCCTCCGGGAGCGCATCAAGGAAGTGGACGCCATCATCAAGCCTGGTGGCCGCGTCACCTTCCTCGGTACCCCGCAGACCGAGGAGTCGATCTACAACACCCTGATGGAGCGTGGGTATGAGTGCCGCATCTGGCCGGCTCTCTACCCAACGGAGCAGGAGATGTCAGCCTACGGTGGTCGGTTGGCACCTATGGTTGCCGACAAGTGGTCCAAGACCGCGGCTGGCAAACCAACGGATCCTGACCGCTTCGATGAGGATGACCTCCAGGAGCGAGCCCTGTCCTACGGGCGCAGCGGGTTCTCGCTCCAGTTCATGCTCAACACCTCCCTGAGCGATGTGGACAGGTACCCGCTCCGCCTGAGCGACCTGATCGTCCACGGCGGTGACGTTGAGCAGGCACCGGAACGGATCGCCTGGGGCGGTATGCAGGACACCATTGAGGATGACCTGCCGGCGGTCGGGTTCAAGGGTGACCGCTACCACCGCCCGCAGAGCATCTCAGACAAGTTTGTCCCGTACACCGGATCTGTCCTGTCCATCGACCCCTCCGGTCGTGGCGAGGACGAGACCGGGTATGCCGTGGTGAAGATGCTCAACGGGTGGATGCACCTGACCGCTGCCGGCGGGTTGCGCGGCGGCTACACCCCGGACAACCTCAAGATGCTCGCCAAGGTTGCCCGGGATCAAAAGGTCAACAAGATCATCATCGAAAGCAACTTCGGTGACGGCATGTTCACTCAGCTGCTTACCCCCTACCTCCGGGACACCTGGCCATGCACCGTGGAAGAAGTTCGCCACTCCACCCAAAAGGAGCGGCGCATCATCGACACCATCGAACCCGTGATGAACCAGCACAGGCTTGTGGTTCACCCTTCGGTCATCCGTGCCGACTACGAGTCAACCAAGGGACTACCCACGGAGAAGCAGCTTGCCTACATGCTCTTCTACCAACTGACCAGGATCACCCGGGACAGGCAGAGCCTCCGCCACGATGACCGCATCGACGCCCTCAGCATGGCTGTCGGTTACTGGGCACAGGCCGTGGCCGTGGACGTTGACATGATGGTCCGTGAGCGCAAGGACCGAGACATCGCCAAGGAACTCGAGAAGCACGAACGGGCCTACTCCATGTGCTTCGGGAACGGGATCGACACCGGATTCAACTGGATCACCAAGAACCACCCATGACATACAGCAGACCATTCACGCCGCCGGCCACCACGACGAACTTCGTCGCATTCACGGGGATGCCCAAGCGCACCAGGAGGACGACCAAGCGTCTGATGCCGGCGAATGGAGATGGCTCCACGCTGTCCCTTGACTTCACCACGGGCGTCCTTGACCCGCGCTTTACGTTCACGCGAAGCACGACCGGCACGTACATCAACAGTAGCGGCTACGTCACTAGCGCGGCGATCAACACCCCCCGCTTCGACTACGACCCGACCACGCTGACTCCTCGCGGACTGCTGATTGAGGGGAGTGCAAACAGTTTCACGCGAAGTTCGCAGGACTTGACGAATGCGACATACTGGACACTCCAAACGGCGTATGCATCAACTTCTACAGCAGGAGGTACTGCGCCGGATGGAACGAACAGCGGGAATCTGTTTACGGAACCTTCGTCAAGCCTGCAACGATCTATCTATCAGTCATACAGCAGCGCAGCCGGAACCTACACGTTTTCCGTTTGGCTGAAGGCAGGAAGCGGAAGCACGCGGTATATGCGCCTTGTCGTGTCATCAAGCGCAAGCGACTTTGGCTACGTCACGATCAACATGAGTACGGGTGCGGTGCAACAGTCGGCGGCGATTTCTGGAACTGCGACAAACGCATCTGCAACCGTATCCGGCAACTACTCCGCAACCGGATGGCGCAGATATTCTCTGACGGTCACGCTTGCCGCTTCCGTGAATTTCGTGTTCTTGATTCCAACGGATCTGGCATCAATTGATACGCCGACGAGCAACTACGGACGAATTCAGTATCTGGGCGATGGATCATCGTTCTTGGTATGGGGCGCACAACTGGAGACAGGCTCCGGCGCGTCCTCCTACATCCCGACCGGGGCGAGTACGGGGAGCAGGGCGTTTGATTCCTGCGTGATGAACGACATCACCTCCTGCAACTACAGCACCACCAATGGATCGATGTATTACGAAGGACGGTTTTCCAAAGTAAATGACGCGTCTTTCCCATGGCGCGCTGGATTTACAAAAGAAAGCACGGATGAAAGGTGCTTTGGCTTCTTGACCAACAGCGGCGGTTCGTCTGTAGAAGCGAAGGGACCGGGCGCAACACCGACTGCTTCGGTTAGTCAGACAATCGCCGTAAACACTAACTACAAGATTGCATGGAGTTTGGACGCATCTCTGTCTACTGGAGAAGTTAGAAAGTCTAGCAATGGATCTGTTGTATCTGTATCGGGAGCAACAGCACTTACGGTGACTGGAACTCCTACATATTTCATGTTTGGTCAAAAGGGATACCAAGACTATTTCCCGTGTGGAACAATCAAGGCATTCAAGTATTGGCCGACAACGCTGTCAGATGGGCAACTTCAGGCAAGCACCACATGATCGACTACCTCCTCCGAGCAATCACAGAGTCCGATCTAGACGATGCGCTCATCGCCGCCGGCGTGGCGCAGGAAGTCACCGACCCAGATGGCGAAGTCACCGTGCTGCCCGTGGAAGGCATCACGCTCGACCGCATCGGACCCATCCCTGCCCAGGTGGACGAGGAAGGCATCATCGTCCGCCCCGGGGACAACCGCTACCACGCCAACCTCCGGGCCTGCATTGAGCTCACCAAGGAGCAAGAGGACGCCTTGCCCACCTTCGACCCCATCCCAAGCGTCCCCTACCGGGTGTTCATCTAAACAGCCCCAGGATGCCTCAGGATGCGTCCGTATCCTCCAGACCACCACAGGTAGCCCGAGACCATCCAAACGAATCCTGGGGCATCCTAGGGCCACTACGGATCAATTTGGAAACAGTCCCCATCCCGGAACTGTCCCGAAGGCCAGACAGACACCCCAACCCCATGACACCTATGGAAGCAGCGAAGGTTGCTGTCCAAACCGCCCTGGGCCGGTCAAGAGCCCAGGTGCCAATCCTCCGCGAGGCTCTGGCTTCGATGACGATAGGATCGTTGTCGCTGCCATCCTCCTGTCCGTGATAGATACTTGGGAGATCCTTGAGTGATCCTCAGGACCATCATCCACCGGATCGTCCGTATGGAATGCCATACAGGAAAACAAGGTATCCAGAGCTTAGGGTTACCTCGGGTAATCAAGGATATCTAAGAGTAGACTTAGGGTTATCTAAGGGTAAACCTAAGGGTAAGACAAGGATAGAGAAGACACGGTTGGGGTAAGGGGGGAATTGTCGATGTAAGTCCTTATGGGACAAGACCTTAGGGAATATGGATGGATGTGGATACAGTTCTGGGTAAGTAAAGCAGAATTGATCCAGGGTGAGTAAGGGTTGACTTAGGGTTATCTAAGGGGTGGGGGCCGGACGGAGACCCTGCTCAATGTTGGGCTATGGAGACCAACATGGCCAAGGGTGACAAGACAGTCAGCATCAGAGGGAAAAGGTGGAGGATCAGGTTCGTGCCCAACCTCGGGGATAAGTGGGGGGAGTGCGACTACGAATCCAGGGTCCTCAGGATCGCCTTCGGGCAATCTGAGAAGGACGAACTAGACACCCTGGTCCATGAGCTGCTCCACGCTGCCACCGAGCTCGAGGAGGATGCCGTTGGGCAAACCGCTGAGGCCATCGCAGGGGTACTCTGGAGATTCGGCTGGCGGAAGACCTGAGGTTTAGGCGCAAAGTTGCGAAGTGGTATATCGCAAGCGATTCAGCCAGGTTCCCCCCGCACCGGCACCGCGCTCCCGCGCCTGCCCGGATCCGCGCACGTTCCGCTCCGTTCGCCACCACGCCGCGCCACGTGACGCACGGACACGCTAGACGTTCCCGCATCCCACGGGATGAAACATCCGGTGCGCGTGTTGCGTCTACTTGGCGCGAGGGATGCGCCGGGAACGCTGGGGAAATTGAAACGATGCCTACATTAGATTGTAGGCATTTCACGTTTTTGACGAAATGAGTGTTGCATGATCGGAACAATGCCGATATAGTAGGGGCGTCGCGGGCGTAATCCGCGACACGCACAACGCACGCAAGTAGGAACACAATGGAAATCGAATTTACGAAATCAGGCATCGAGGTAGACGGCGTTCGCATCCGCATCCCACGCGGTGCGGAGCTTGATTCGTCCGCAGAGGATCACGCTTCAGGCACCGTCTCTTACCTCTTCCGAAGCTCCTATTTCGTCTTGACGTTCCGGGATGCGCCCGAATCCGCCCACGTTGGTACGTGGTACGTCGAGGTAGACGCGGCGCATCCGGACGTTGAGGAATTCGAGGCGGTGTTGCCCATGTATGCCCGTGAATTCTCCGAAGGATCCGGCAATGCTCGTTTGGCCCGTTTCCTCTCCGCCGTTTGCGTTTCGCGTGGAGGAACCCGATGAACCGCCGATTCAACGATGCCGAAAGGCTTCCCGCCGATTTCGTTCGTGTCGGTGATTTCGTGGACGTAGTGACGGGAAACCATATTGACGCCAATGGGCCGGTAGTGTGGGCGTCTAATGAAATCCTGGTCGTTGTTTCCGCCGCCGGTGAAGTACGGGCATCCCGTTCTAGTTGCATTCTCCGCCGGAAGGGGGCCGTGGCCGCGTTGAAGGCTTCCGGATTCACCGGGAGAATTTGGGCGGATGGGACGGAACGGGACCGCATTCGGTCCGTTTGACGCCGCCCGAAACCGTCTACGGACGGTCCGCCGGGAGCGTAATTCCCGGTGCTGATGAGGGCAGTTACCCCAAGCTTGAAAGGTACTCACCGATGAAAGTTTCCGAATTCAACGCCATCCATCCCCTCGCGTCCGCCGTCCGGCGTCAGCTCGGGAATCCCTCCATTACCGAAACGCTGGAAACGCTTGCCGATGTTCGCCGGGGCGGTGCGGATGGGGGCTTCGGTGGATTCGTCTATTACTGCGACACGGAAGCATTCGCCCGTAAGCACCGCGTCGATATCCTGGATTCCCTGAAGGATGACGCCAGCAATATGGGAAAGGGTTCCGGCATGAACGGTGCCGCGCGTATCGTTTCCGGTTTCCGGTGCGTTCGTCGTGAGGAGGCATCCTTCGATGCCATCTACGCCGCCCTAGCCGGTGGCCGAATTCCGTCCAATGTTTCCAAATTTGACCTAACCGCCGTCCGGAATGCTCTCGCCTGGTACGCCCTCGAAACCGTGGCCAATGCGGCGAAAATTCTGCGGGACTAATGTCTCGATCCCGATACACTCACCATTTAGGAACACTATGCGCCGCACTACTTGCACCGTTTCCGATTCCATTTCCCGCATCGTCTCAATGGTGGACGGCGGATCCTGGCGTACTTCTCGCGTAGCCGCGTATCGGATCATTTCCGAATGCGAAGAGCTGACTGGGGACCGCGTGTCTCTTCTCACCGACGCTGAGCGTCAATGGCTAACCGGGTCCATCGTTTGGGTTTCTGAGGCGTTGGAGGATGCCGCCAGGGGGGAAGGGATCTACACGGACTAACGCCGCCCGAAACCGGCGCGAAGTGTGCCGGTCTAGCCCGAGCGTAATTTGGGCTACTGACGATGGGCAGAATTCCCAGGATTGAAAGTAGGAAACAGAATGTCTCTCACCCGTTCCACCGTGTTCGTTCCCGTTGCTACCCCGATTCATAAGGCTTGTTCACCGGAAGGCGGACGCCGGTTTACTTTCCAGGACGCCGCCGCGTACCTCACCGCAGACTCCGCGTGTCTCCTGGGGGCTACCGATGGGCGCATGGCAGCGTATGTCCCTTTCCTTACCGCCGATCCGAAAGATCGCGGGGACGATGCCGACGCTATCCGCATCATTCCGTCCGCCGCGTTGAAGGCGTTGAAGAGGCGGGCGAAGGGTCCCGAGCCCGTGGTGCATATGAACGGCACCGCGTCCATCCCCGGCGGCGCATCGTTTCCCCTTTCGGAGCTTGAATCCTTCCCGCCGATGGGGGACGTCATTCCGAACGCAGCAAAGCTGAAGGATACGGTAGTGCTTACCTTGAATCCCGAGCTCCTGGCGCGTTTGGCGGAAGCCCTGGGGAGCGGGGATTCCGTGACGATTGTGGCGGACCGCGAAGGGAAGAACCCGATGGTAGTGATCCCCTCGGAATCCGCACCGTGTGACGCGGTGGGGCTTCTCATGCCTCTCTCGTTTGCGAAGGGACGGGATGACCGTGCCGAGGCGGTGCGCCGGACGGCGAACGCGAAGCGGATCATTGAAGAGGCGGAGACGCGTAAGCGTCGCGCCGGAAAGTAACCGCCGCCCGAAACGGCCCGGGGTTTCCCGGTGCCGTCCTGGTGGAGTGTGATTCCACCGGCTGACGATGGGCAGATACCCCCAGTTACCGAAAGTAGGAACGTATGAAACTCCTCACGTACTACGGGAACTATGTTTCGTCAATGGAAATCCCCGCCAAGTGTGTCCGGGATTGTTCCCGTCCAGGCTCCGCCGACGACGCGGTGGCGTACTGGGTGGATCGCGTGTCCTGGGACGATGTTTCCCCGGATGACATTCGGGCTGAGCTGATAGAATGCGGAGCGTGGGATGCCGAGGAGCTTGCCGACGATTCCTCCAACCGTGAACGATTTCTATGGGTTGCCTGCGGGCAGATTGCCGAGGAGTTAGCCGGATGATCTACGCCTTACTCTTTTGCGCCGTCCCGTTCGCCGTGCTCTTTGCCGGCGGCATCCTCGGATGGATTGTGAATAGAAAGCGGACCTACCCCTAGCATGGACGTATCCCGCCAGTAGTATTCAGTCTGCCTACTTTCGGCCCCCTCCCTGGAATTACGCTCCAGGTTGAGGGGGCTTTCCTTATTCCCCTTGGTTTCCGGATCCGGAAAAACTTTCTGAATTTCCCATTGACAAGTGTTCCGAAATAGGAACAATTCCCCCTAGATGACTGACGAAGGCGTCTATGTAGGCCGTGCGATCCTGAAGGCAAGGATCGCGGAACTGGAAATGCAGGTCGAAGCGCAGGGACTCGCGCTCCGGGCCGTGAATGCGGAGCTGATGAGGCTTCAGAAGGAAGGCAAGGATGCTGAACAGGATTTCCGTCCAGGTAGTCGTTGAGTATCTCAAGGCAAGGGCAGCGGCAGAGGCCCGGGGCATGGACTGCTACCCGGAGAGTCTGATGCTGACCAAGGCTGCGGACGTCATCACCGAATTGAGTACCGAGCTTGCATCCGCGAAGGATCGGGTGCGCCGGCTCCAGTTGCAGGTATCCGAGTTTGAATGCCGGGAGGGAGGGCTATGAAGGCTTTCCTTGCCCGCGATTATGGGATCGACCCGGATCTCCAAAATCTCTGCGATGGTCTTCCGAAATCCCCTTCCGTTCGTTCAACGCTTCGCTATTCTTCCGCCGAGCGTCGGCTCGAGAGGGCCGTTATCCGGGAACTCCTGCGTAATCCGGAATTGAAGCGGGTGGTTCTCGACGCTGGTTGTCTCCGCAGGGTGCTTGGTAATTCCTGGGAAGAAGTCGTCATTTCCCTGGGGCGTCCCGGCCTGTCGCGCGTTTCGTTATTGGTGTGCGAAGCGTGTGTCCGGGTAAGTGTTCGATTCTCTGAAAGCAAGATTATCGCCGAGGTCTACTGATGCGTCTCCTTATCTCCAGTCTGTCACGAAAGTGGATACATTTCGATATTGAGACGGAGAAATTCGGGGTTGTTTACCTGAACGTGGGCCGGCGATGGGATTTCTTCATTGACCTTCGCCCGTCTCGTTGGTATAACCGTTTCCATGAGAACGCCTGTCACGCGAATGATGGACGCCTTCAAGATCCTTCGGACGGTGGATCCGGAGATGCAGCTGCTCTATGCGGCGGTCTTCCTGGAGATTGCCTCAAGGCATCCGAAGCCCTGCCCGATGGCGGACCTCGGTCCGATGTTTGGGGTATCCCGGGCGACCATCAGCCGGATCCATGTCTATCTATCGCACCATGTCATCAAGACAACGGTGGACAAGCGGGCGGGTCACGGGTTGATTCGTGCGGCGGAGAACGCGGACAACCGGAGTCACCTGGATCTGACGCTCACGGCCAAGGGGAAGACGATGTACGAGCAGGTGCAGGCTGCTCTCGAAAGGAAGTGACGGTATGAAGATCACCAAGCGCGGCAGTTCATGGCAGGCTTCGGTGATCCAGGACGGGAAGCGAACCCGCTACTCGTTCAAGACCGAGCAGGAAGCCCGGGTATGGGCTGCTGAAGCTGAACTTGCGATGGCCAAGGGCGTCTCGGTGCCGACCCGGAGCGATGCCACGGGCACCGGCGGCAAGACGATCATGGAGCTATATCGTATCACGCATGAGACGAGATGGTCCGCCTGCTGGAGCGACGCGATGACCATCCTCGGGAACACGGTGGTGCGTGAGCTGGGTCCGGACACCGACGTCTCCGACATTGGGTTCTCCACGATTTCCTCTTGGATCGGAACGCTTCGAGCCAAGGGGTTGTCGCAGTCCACCGTAAACCGGAGGCTTGCCGCGTTGAGCACCATGATGGGGACGGCGGTCAACCTCGGGTGGATCCGGGAGAAGCCGAAAATCCCGATGGGCAAGGAGTCCCGTAAGGAGCGGCGGTATCTCACGCATGAGGAAGAGGAAACGATCCTTGCTCAACTCAAGGGAACCCGTGAGTGGGGCCTGGCGGTTGTGGCCGCAGACACGGGGCTTCGCCTCTCCGAGCTGCTCAACCTCCGGTGGAGGAGTGTCCGCAACGATTTCGTGACCGTTGAGAAGTCCAAGAACGGGAGCCCCAGGACGATCCCCCTTTCTTCCCGGTCCCGTGGGGTGATTGCCGGGATCCCCAGGGACAGGGCGGGGCCCTTTGCCGGCATGGATCGGTTTGAGACGAGCCGCCGGTTCAAGCGGGCGGTCGTCAGTTCGGGCATCGCTGACGATGCGGTTGTCTTCCATTCCCTCCGCCATACCTGCGCCTCAAGGTTGGTGATGATGGGGGTGGACGTCATGCGGGTGCGTCAATGGATGGGCCACAAGAGCATCGCCACCACGATGATCTATGCCCACTTGGCCCCCGATTCCCTATCGGACGTTGTGGCAAAGATTGACGCCTGCACAAGAGAAAAACTCTTGTGCGAAAGTCGTGCCACAATCTGTGGCAAACTGCCACAGTCAGAGGCATCGTGATCCATAATACACGCATCTAACACGCGGGCGTGGCGAAATTGGCAGACGCATCAGATTTAGGTTCCGATGTCCTGACTGTTTCGATAAGCGAATACACGCATCGGAGTGGTGTAACTGCCCACTCTTGTTGGGAAATCAGATCGTTGTGCCTGTTTCGATATGGGAACTGTATGTAAAACGCTGCATCATTCTGACACAACCTTGTGTCACGCAGCGATGGTGGGGATGAGTGCCTGACACACTTTGGCCAAGGATCGGCCAGGAAAGGTGGACGCATGGGACGCGGTATCAGCCAGCATGAGCTCGATCAAGAGGGGTTCGAGCGGGGGCGCAAGAGGTACTACAAGTCGGTCAAGCGGGCGATGGATGCGGGGGCGGAGTCATCCACCAACTGGGGGAGCCGGATGGTGGAGTCTGCCATCCTGCCCATGTCGCTCCGCCTGAAAGAGGTGATGGAGACCGATAAGGGAGTCGGGGCTGTCCTGCTCCGACAGCTCGACATGGATCCGAAGGTCATGGCGATGCTTGCCTTTCAGTCCCTCCTGGACGGGTCGGCCAAGGGGAAGACGTTTACCCGGGGATGCATCGAAACTGCCCGGGTTGTTCAGCATGAGGCGATGGCGTCCATGCTCAAGGAGGTGAACGAGCGCAGGTTCGACCGCTTCAAGCTCTACACCGCCGGTCGTGGCTACAAGAACTGCCTCCGGAACTTCAAGAAGATGCTTCGGCATACCAACCCGGAGATCGTTGAGAAGTACGCCTGGAGCGACGAGGAAGCCATCAAGGCCGGCTATGTCCTGGCGATGGTTGCTATCGAAACCACGGGACTCCTCGAGCGCATCGTCTACCAGAAGACTAGGCGGATGTCCGTCTCCACCTTGGTGTTGACGAAGGATGCCTGGGAGTACATCCACAAGGCGATGAAGAAGTCCGAGGCCCTGTACCCCATCAAGCTTCCGATGGTGGTCCCGCCCCGCAAGTGGGTGAACCCCGACGATGGTGGGTACGAGCAGGGCTTTGGTGACCCGCTCGTCCGTGGCGCAACCAAGGTTGCCAAGGCTTCCCATACCAAGGAGGCGATGCCTCTTGTGTACGACGCCATCAACATCATCCAGCACACGCCGTTCCGTGTGAACAAGCAGGTGCTAGATGTTGCCATGAAGGTGTTTGAGGATCGTGTCTCCATCGGAGACCTTGACGTACACGAAGAGCGGACCCTGCCGGTTCCCCCTCCGGAGCTGCAACTGGAATACAAGTGCAGGACCGAGGAGCAGTACCGCACGGTCCGCTTGTTCTTCCTCGACTGCTCCCGGGTTGCCGAATTCAACCGGAGGATCAACAGCCGCCGGATCACGGTCTCGCAAACCATCAGCCTGGCCCGTCGGTTTGCGGAGGAGCAAGACCTCCGGTTCTTCCACGCCGCCGCGCTCGACTTTCGTGGGCGTTTCTACTGCCAAGCAACCGGGCTGTCCCACCAAGGAAGCGATCTCCAGCGTGGCCTGATTGAGTTTGGGCTTGGCCACGTTGTCCCCCACAATTCCGAAGCCATGCATTCCTGGCTTCGCCACGGGGCGGCGGTTCTCGGGAAGAAGGGGACCCTTGAGGAACGGGCCAACGCCATGTCTGCCATCATCCGTAGCGGAGAGGCGGAGGCCATTGCGAGGGATCCCGCCGGCACGGTTTCCTTGTGGGGGAAGGCGGACGAGCCGTTCTCCTACCTGGCGTGGTGCCTCGACGTCCCGAACGTCCGCGCCGGGAAGCCGTCGCATCTCATGGTTGCCGTGGACGGCAGCTGCAACGGGATTCAGGTGCTCTCACTCCTGCTCCGCGATGAGGTGGGTGCTGCTGCCGTCAACTTGATTCCGTCAGAGAGGCCAAACGACATTTACCAAATGGTCGCTGACCGCACCATGCAGCGCATCGAAGAGGCCGTTGCTCGAGGGGAGTCGTTCGCCGAGGGGTGGAAGAAGATTGGAGTCAGCCGCAGCATGGTGAAGCGGCCCGTTATGTGTCTCCCGTACAGCATCTCCATGCGGTCGGCCATGATGTACCTCAAGGAGGCGTACATGGAGTACCACCGGGATGGACCGTGGAGTGACCCGTCGATGTCCTGCGGGTTCCTCATCAAAAAGGTATGGCCGTCCATCCAGGAGATCGTGGTCAAGGGCACCCAGTTCCTCGCCTGGGCAAGGGCAGCGGGCAGCATCATCACGACACACGGGATCCACCCGGTATGGGTGACGCCAGACGGCTTCACCGTCCAGCAGTCCTACTTCTCCTACGAACCGAGCCGGGTCCGAACAACCCTTGGCAAGGAAGCCCACATCTGGCAGATTCGGAAAGAGACCGCGAGGATCAACCGCCGGAAGCATTCTGCCGGTCTTGTCCCCAACCTGGTCCACAGCCTCGACGCCACCGCCGCGCGGGAAACCGCGAGACGGTTGCACAAGGCGAACATCCCGGACATGGCGTTCGTCCATGACTCGTACCTCTGCCATGCCGCATTCCACCCTCAGCTCGCCAAGGAACTCCGCGAGGCGTGGATCACAACGTTCTCCGGGGACCCGCTCCGGGATTGGGTGCGGCAGATTGAGGCGCAGCTCCCGAAGGGGGTCGTGCTTCCGCCACCGCCTGAGTACGGGAACCTCGACATCAATGTCATCCGCGACTCTCGGTATTTCTTCTCGTAATTGGTGTCACCACTAGCATACCGTCACGACATCGTTACACTAATGCAATCCAAGGAAGGAGCAACGTATGCGTAAGGCAAATCAGAACGTGACCACTCCGGTCGGAACCCTCCAGTACCCGTCTCTCATTGAGGCGGACACCGATTCAACCCGGAGGGGATGTTCAAGACGAACATCGTCATCCCCGCTGGTGCT